CATTATTAGAACACATCGCATCGATTTTGTCACTAGAATAATCAGCTACTATATACATCCCAAATTCGTATTCTTCTTCTAAAATAGGATCATATGTAAACACTCGCATCTCTATTTCATTATTTTTCTCGTATTCAAAAGGATACAAATAACTTCTATAAAATCTATCGCTATCTTTGTCATTTATTGTCAAATATCCAAATTGATATGAAACATAGTTCGGTTTAATTTGCACACCGTCAGCATTTTTAGGAAGTTTAACTTGTATGTAAGAACTAGTTATATCGTTTATTTCTTTAATCAAAAAACTATGCAAAACAAAACCATCAGCAATTAAAATTCTAGGGTTTTCTCCACCACTTTCTGCTATAGAAACTAAGTCATTTGTGTTGCTTATATTGATGCCTAGCTTGCGATAAGAATAGCCCCCTGCGTCTTTGTAATGCACATATATATAGTTTCCCCAAACACTAATTAACATCCCATTGAATTTGGATACATACAATCCTCTGCAATCCCTAAACTCTTCTTCTTCAAAAAATAAATCACTAAAACCAGAAATACTTTTTAGATAATAATCACCACTTTTAGTTGTATCATCACCGAGCTTTTCAGGGTATAAATTTTGCGTATAAGAGATACCAATGAGTTTATTTTTATTCTCATTGCTTTCATCTATAAAGTTGTCAATCACTCTCTGCATTATAGAAAGTCTCCAGCGATAAAAGAAGACCAAGTCGACTTACTATGACGATTATTCATTATTAGTTTTAGATTGCTTTGCTTACTTCTAATGTTATCAACGATTTGATTAAGCTCTCTATCTACTTGTTCTTTCATAGCTCCGTCACTTCTGACATACACTGTCAAAAGTTTACTCATTAAAGCTAAAATCAAAAGCTCTTGGTATTCGTCTGGAGCGTAATATTCTGTGCTCATTTCGCACTCTAAAGCCTCGTTATAAATCACTGTTAGCTCTTCATTTGCACAACATCTTTTAATTTGCAATAGCCATTTTTCAGCACTAACTTGTCTTGCATTATACACAAAGTCACTGTCACTGTAAGAGTCAAATATTTGGAACGGTACATCTTCTAAAGCTTGCTTTTTCGAGTTGCAATAAACAGCTGGAATGCTTGCAATCTTCACCTCAATCTCATCTGCGTCTAATTCAATTTCTTCTGTATTTGCCGTAAACTTTAGTTTATGTTGTGACCACAAAAGCAAATTTCTAGTGTTCATACTAGATACAATTCCACGCAATAAATCTAATCCTAACTTTGCCATTTCACCTGGTAATGGATTGCCCAAATTTGGATATATTCCAGTTCTATCAAAACTCTGACTAATTATATTTTTGACCGTAAACACTTGCAAACCTCGTTAAAAATTTGTAAAAAAAGGGGCGAAGTCGGAGGAATTAAAAGCATAGTAAAACTCGACTTCGCCCCAGGTTTCATGGAGTATATGAGATGAATTAAGCTCTCAAATAAACTAGAGAAGCTTCTCTGTTGTCTACAATAGTAGTCCCGAAGGCTATATCCCATCGAGATAGGTTTTCCATATTTTGTGAATTACCCAAAACAGTGGTTTTTAGCTTAATTCCACCGACTTCAACAGTAGAGTTTTCAGCTCCAACGAGATCATCAAGTGGTGCATTTTCAAAAGCTAAAACATCATTTGTACGAACTTGAGCAACAGAGTAAGTTACCTCATTTGCAAGCGGACATGTCAAAGCTCCAGACACACCAGACAACGCAGAAACACCATCTATATAAACATTTCTAGCTCCGCCTTCATCAACATCAATTCGTTGAACTTGGATAGAAGTATCAGTAGAAGAGATATCTTTTTGAGCTATGAAAGCAAAATCTTGATTAGTGGGCATGCCAACTGAATTACATACTTTAGCACCAGCTACATAAAATGGTGTACCAGCTTCTAAATCAACACCGATCGCATCTGTTAAATTTAGAGTATAAACTCCACCGCTTTCACTTGCAGAACTTACAGCGTTTTCTCCAACAATTTTACCAGTGATTTGAGGTAAGTCATTAGCATATACAAATTCAGAACCTTGGAATTTTCCAACACTTCCATCTGCATAGAATTGTTCACCCTTTTGAGATGGTGTAAAGCTCCAGTTGTTAAGTGCATTTACAGACAAATTAGACTCAGCAACAGGGTCTAAGAAGCCAACAATTGAACCACCAACTCTTCTTGATTTAAGACCTGCGATTGCGTTTGATAGAGGTGCCCATCCATTTGTAGTTTCGATATGAGCAGTACTTGCTTCAAAGATAGTTTCTTCGATTGCAGTCTTTTGAATTTCAGCTCCGAGATGAATTGCGTAGTTAGCAAATTCATCATTAAAATCACTTACATCGACTATACTTTCAAGTACATCTAAACTAACGATATTCTTTTTATTTTGAAGAGTTAGTTTAACTTCTTTTTCAAGTACATCTTTGTTATCTCCAGACGCAATAGCAAGACCATCAGACACTTTTCCCGAATCTCGCAAGACGAATGAATAAGTTTTACCGCATTTTTTGCCTTTCATTTGATCAGCAAAATAGGATTTTGATGCCTTTACATATGGCATAGCATCAATCACATTTGCAAGATATACTTTTGCCCATTTACTGTTTATAAATTTATTAGCCATAATAATTTCTCCTTATTATTATTATTATCTTCTACTACGAATAAATTCAAAGACATCATCATCATTAGAAAAGTCTTTTATATTCTTACTAGAAGAATTGTTTTGAATGTTTCGTCCCAAAATTGGATTTTTATTTTTCACTGTATTACGCTTTAATTTGCGTCTTTCAGTAGATCCAGATTTTTTGGATTTGTTAAAATTAGTGTTGTTTAAAAAAGCCTCAAGCCTCTTCTCTAAGCTATACAATTCGAACTCTTTACGCTTATCATCTAAATGAATAATTCGTTCAAGAGCTCCATCAGCTAAAATAAAATGCTCAAGTAATTTCGGGCTAAAATCGCTATCTAAGATGAATTCGGTAAGCACTTTGTCATTGCCAATTTTTTCTAAAACACCGTTCTTAGCGCCCAATTGCCAAACCTCTTTATATCGCCTTTTTTCATCGTCAGTTCGATAAAAGTGATTGACTTTTGCTTGATTTCTTTGAACCCTAGCTTCGTCTAACTCAGAAGTTTTTCTTTCTAACTCACGAGTATCAATTTTAGAATTTAACTTCGCGTCTAAAAAATCATCTTCGGATTTGAAGTCTTCTTTCTTCATCAATTTATACTTCTCTAAATTCTTTTTAAGCTCATCGATTTCAGCATTTAGCTTTTCGACTTTTTCTTTGTGCTTATTCTTCAATTTAGTGAAAGCATAATTAGCTCGTTCTTGCTTCGAAAACTTGTCAGCTTTCTTGCTATGCTTTTTTTCACTCTTTTCAACTTGTTTTTTTTCATTCAAAACATCGTTATTAGAGTCACCATCTTGACTAGACTCTTTCAAATCTTCGTCAATTTTTTGCGACTGATCGTCGCTATTTTCGACCGCATTTGCGGAGATATTTTCGTCTTTTGTTTTTTCAGAGTCTTCGATTTCAGAAGCTTTGCCCTCTTTTATCAAGTCGTCTAAATTTTCAAAATGTCGCGCCATACTTTTACCTCTTTATTTAATATAGGTTATTTTTTTTAGTGTGCAATAGTTTTTTGACAAAAAGCGTCAAAAAGTGTCAAGGTTTGCAAGGATTGAGTTAATGTCAATGTCTTGCACAAGCTCCACCGATTTTTTACAAAAAGAAAGAGCTAGAGCATCGCTAATGTCTGGACTTCGTCCAAGCCTTAGCTTTACATCATCTTTAGATTTAAGTGCTAATTGCCCACGATTATTTATAAAACGTCTCTGTGCTTTTAGCTCGTCTTTTAAGCAAAGCGTATGTTCACCGCTGTTCACATTGAAGCCCGCTCTTATCTCTTTCACAGCGTCTATATACATCTCTGTTCTAATGTTTGCGTATATGTCATTTCGAATCGCACTCTCTGCAAAGTTAACTAAAACAATTCTATCAAATGTGATCTTTAATAAATCATAAATTCCAATGCCAAAACCGCCTGTATTATCGATTGCTATACTCTCAATTTTGTCAAAATTTGTCAACTGTTTAATGTGACTTAAAATAGTGTGTGTATCAGCTTTGTGTAGCTCTATGATTTTTAGAATTTGATTTTGATTTCTAAGGAGAATAACTGTTCTATCATCACCTTGCCCCGCCATGTCAATACCAACTCTAAGAGCTTCCTCACCAGCTAGGTGCCTTTGCACGTCTTTAAAATCAGACTCATTTATAATAGCATCGACCGCTTCTACATCGAAGATTTCACCCAGAATTTGCTGTCTATAAAGATTGCTCCCTTCTCCGTATCTTTCGACCAATTCGTCTTTAAAATCTTGACTTGTAAACGGGTTGTCAAATGCTGTTGCTCTTATAACTTTGTCTGAATTATTTTTCACAAGCTCACTAAAATAATTAGACACATCACCATTTTGCGGGCTTGAAATTAGCCTAGTCATCGGTTTGTACTTACCACCTCTCATGCGATCTTTAGCGTAGTTGTAAATAATTTCATTGCAATATGCAGCTTCATCAATCAGCAACACATCTATCTCGCTTATTCCCAGAACCGCCGTAGGGTTTTCAGACGAAAAGCTATAAATTGTGCTACCGTTTTCAAAGGTAATAATAAAATCGCTTCTGTGTATTGTGTATTTTATATTTAATAATTGACAAATTTCCTCAATTTCTTTAATCAATACTAGCTTTAAACTTCTGTAAGTTTGAGCTATCATAATACTTCTTAGTCCCTTTTTCTGTAGAGATTGTAAGATTATCCACATCGCTAAAACTCTCGTTTTTCCCGCTGAAATACCCGTCATCGCTATAACTAAATCTTCATCAAAACGGCTTAAAAATTGCTCTTGCCAAGCCGATAATTTTAGCTTGTGCGTGCTCACTTCACGACCTCAAAAACAATCTTCAGGTCCTCTTTTTTAGTCTCTTCTTGCACTTCATCTTTGCCATAGTGCCTTCGCATTCTTCGCTCTAAAATTTTAATATAATTTGCGACTCTTCTGTCATTTTCTTCTGAAAAAAGAAGACCAGTCAATTCAATTTTTAGCAAACTTAAAAGGTTTGTATAATTCTTATTTGTGATAGTCCCAAGAAGTTTTGTTTTGTATTTAAAATCAGCAAGAGCTTTGATTGCATCTGTGAATTCGTTTTTATCGTTAGCACTCAAAAGAGCACAACTAAATTCAAAGTTAGTCACATCTGTGCTAACTTCTTCAAGCTTTTTGGGTGACATGCGAACAGGTGCGAAGACATTTAGTTGATCAAAGTCGTCAAAGCTTTTCTCTTCGAGTTTATCGAAACCGAGGCACACTTCTGTGAAGTTTCTTTCGATGTATTCAGATAATTTCGACGAAGAAAAATCAAGCGTTAAGTTATCGCAATTTTTTAGCTGTGAAGATTTTTTCGATTGTTTCACGCAAACCCTCCACTGCTTTTTTTGTGTTTACAATTTCTTTTTTAATTTCTTTTAAAGCAATAAAAGCGTCACCCTGCACGCATTCAGAGTGACGCTCGCGATGAGAAAAATCACGCGATGAGTCAGCTAAATCTAACTCTAAATTTTTACTCGAAGTCGCTATAATTCTCTTCTTCGTCTGCTTCTTCGTCTGCTTCATCATAACTCGGGCTCACATCTAAAGCGTAAATAGCTTCTTCAAGAGCTGTAACGTCATCTTCTGTTATCCCATATTTTTCAATCAACCCGTCGACAACGTTCATTAAATTTTCTACTGCATTTTCCATTGTTTTTCACCTCTTTTCATATAAATTCAAAAACCCGCCGTCATTTTTCAGACGGCAGGGAAAACGGGAGGCAATGAATCAACAGTGCCACTCCCTCAAAATATACACAAAAAATTCACATAAAGCAAGTAAAAGTTAAATTTTCTTCTCTTTTCTTTGTCTTCCTTTGTTTTTGATTTTAAGCACCTTTTAAGCTCGTTTATTACTACACCCTAGCCACCCTATACCCACACCACTAAAAAGCCGTTAAACGCGTCTTTCTGTTTAATTCTGGGCAATCTAGCACTTGCAGCGATGGAGCGTCGCTTGCTCTCAAAAAAAAAATCTCATAGATGAAAAAAGTCGTGTCCAAAAATTCGCAAAAAACGGACATGAAAAAGAAGTCGTGTCCAAAAATTCGCAAAAAACGGACACAATTTTTCAAAAAAAAATAAATGTAAAAATAAAATTTCATTTTCCAAAAATCCAAAAAATCTTTTTTATAGATTTTTTAAAGTATTCAATCTATCTATCTATCTATCTATCTATCTATCTATCTATCTATCAGATGATTACCGCAATATTACCGTAATGATTACCGTAATGATTACCGTAAAACATGCACTATTTTAACGAAGATTCAACAAAA